TCATCCACTCTCTTTTCCTCCTTTCATCCGGCGATCAACGTATTCTTTCCCGTACTCTTCCACCGCGTAATCATAGCCGTAAATATTCAGCTCTACATCAAACATATCTTCTATTTCGCAGCGCTGCAGGCGATTAAATCTCCTTTCAAGGCTTTCTATCCTATCCATTGCCCTCTCCTTCCTCGCTCTCTCTGATAAGCCGTTCAAGCTCATCAATCCGGCGTTTCTGTTCGTCTGTGCGAATGGATGACAGAACCGCATTACAGCCAACTATGATTGTATTTCCGGTCTTGCTGTCCATTTCTCCGTTCGCGACCATGTTGATTACCCGTGATATAGTCCGGCGCACCTCCGTTGCACTGTTTGTCCGTAATCTTATTTTTCCCATCTACCACCTCACATAAAAAAAGCGCCCCGAACAATCCAACAGGAAAGCCCGAAGCGCTCTTTTATTATTCCGGCTGTGCCTGATAATAAATAGCCTTTGTTTTATTATCCAGCGCAAACGCATCATAGACGATACGCCCCTCTACCAGATCACCACTGATTCCCGGCGGATCCTGGTGGATTTTATAGTCAGCCAGTTTGGTTGGTGCTACCGTCGCGGATGGATGAGCCAGCATGAAACCGAAGTGTTCCGGAAGTCTTACCGCCGGCACCTTGATCACGTTCGTGCCGTCAAGGTTGGCAATTACGCCGCGGATCCTTAAATCGTTCCCGATCTCCGTTTCCATTGTGATATCCTTGCAACGCTTCATAAGCTGGTACACTTCCGGGCTGACAACAAGCTGTCTGTCAGTCTCCGGCACTCCTCATCATCCAGCGCCTTGCTCGCTTTCAGAATCTCCGTATAGATATTTTCAGCGGTAAGCGCTACCGCATCCGGTTTATTGCCCGCTTTCGTTGCCATCACTTTATAGGTGTATGCGTCCACTTCCGGAATCACTACCTCACGGAGCTGTCTGGCAAGTGCCTTTGCCGCTGTGAGCTGCTGGTTTGTTTCGTCCGCATCCAATTTGTCAATCGTGAATGTGAACGATCGATCTCTTGTCATTTCAAAACTTTCTGTAGTGGCGTCAAGGTCTTTCGCTGTTCCGTATCTGGAAGCCGCATAGTCAGAAACCGGATGGCGGACATAATCGTTCATTTCCGCGGTACTGATTTTATAAATTTTGACAATGCGGGCACCTACGAAATCAAAGTCCTGGTTCGTAAGCAGTGAAATTTTACTTTCTGCCTTAAATTTTTCGTCCGTATACGGGGCGAACTTTGTTACTAAATCAATCGACATTCATTAACTCCTTTCAGTCTAAGCCGAAAGCCTTTCGAATATCCGCCTCCTCGCCATCTTTGAGAGCGCCCGGAGTAACGCCCACCACCCGCGGGATCGGTGCTGCGTTCGGCGCCTGGATCTGCATCGCTGCCAGTTTCCCGACATTCTCCATGAACGTTTCAGCGTTTGATGTATCAAGGATATCTAACAATTCTTTCGGATATCCTGCTTCCGTCAGCTTTTCAGCACATTTCATTCTATTTTCTCGCCGGGTAAGATCCAATTCTCTTTCCTCGATAGTCTGCCCGGTGCCTCTTCTTTCTCTCGCTAATCTGTCCTGAACGATTCTATTCACTTCTTCCTGTGTGAACGTCTTCGGTTCTGTGCTATCCCCCGCTGTCTGCTGGGTGTTGTTTCCCTCTGTCTGAGTGTTAGTGTTATTTTCCATTCCATTTCCTTTCCCGTTTTACGCCCGGTAGGCTATTTTAAGCAAACAAAAAGGCGCAGAAACAACTTCGTTCATTTCTGAACTAAGCTATTCCCGCGCCATTCTATCAAAGGCTTCCACAGTTTGGAGAGTAAACAGGCACACACATTTTTCTGTGGGGTACTATCAATGTTTTGTTTGCTATATCTATTATACCATAATAGGGGGATATATTCAAGAAAACCATTGATTTTACAAAGGATTCCGGCTGTTTTTCAAGCCATTTCAAAGAAAAAACAGGGGATAAGCTGCTTTTTTTCAAGTGCCTATCCCCTGCCAAAATCTTATTCCATTGTCACATATGCCTTTAAGAATCTGCCGTCCTGTTTCCTAGCCACCTTTAAATTCTTCACATTCGGCGCCAGCCTTTCAAGGACTTTCTGCAGCTCTTCCGGCCGCTCATACGATATTTTTATCTTTATCACGTTTTTCCTCCTTTTCCGTCGCGCTTTCCGACTCTATTTCACGAAGCAGAACGCCAGCGCAAACAGAAAATTGATAAACAACGATGCTTTCAGGAACTCCCATGTCATTCTTTCATTCATTCCTATACCTCCAAGGGTGTCGCGTTTCGCTACTCCCCTTATTCCTCCAAGGGTGTCACATTTCGTTACTTCCCGCACTATCGCAGCGGTCAGCGGTTCAGTCTGATTAAATCTATGTAAAGCCGTCTGTACTTTCGGACATTTTTGTCTAAAAGCCGTCCCACATTCCCAATTTGGGAAGCAGCTTGAAATGTCGGAAAATCCGACTTTAAAAAAAGCAGTTCGTTATTTTGCATCTGCATCGCGCAAATCATCCGCGATTCTATCCAGATGCGTGGACACGCCAAACAGCGCATCTTGTAAGCTCTCCTGCGTCAGTGAATCCGTCTTTTTATTATCCAACTGATTCGACAGCCCCGATACCATTCTCGAAATCCCGATTATTTCCGCTGATAAATCACATAAATTTATTTTTTCTTCTCTCATGTCTTTCCCTTTCCGCCGGGCTGTGATATTATATTCCATAGCTTTGATTATATTCTTTTGTTTCACAGCTCCGGCTGTGTGCCCTGCCAGATGCGCCAACATCCGCAGGGCTTTTTTCATGCTCCTAGAACCTCTTCCAGAAATTTGTCATTCTCTGCCTTAGCTTTTATCTTCCTTATGCTCGTCTCTGGCATAGGGATCGAAATACATATTTGAATCAATCGGTTAGATATGCGGCCGTCACATTTAAGTGAATCTATAGGCAAATTGGACGTAACAATGATGGGCTTTCCTTCACACATTCGATGATCGATTAATCTAAACAGTTCTTGATCCGCCCATGCTCCGGCTTTTTCACTTCCCAAATCATCCAAGATAAGCAAATCGCAGTTTAAATATCCGAAAACACGGTTCGGAACTCCTGCTCCTTGATCGTACGTTTCTTTTACTGCCTGTAAATACTCCACCGCAGAAACAAATTTAACCGTCTTTCGGTATTTTACTTGAATAGATCCCGCCAAACAGCACGCAAGGAATGTTTTTCCACTCCCTTTTGTCTTGCTCCATATGTACAGCCCCCTGTTTCTACTCTCCCATTTCGGGTACTCTTGCCAAAAACTAGAAACAACCCTCATTGTAAGGCCTGTATCGGTTCCATACACAGAGAAATCAAACTTTCCCATATCTGCCTCGCTAAATATACTCGGAAAGCCTGGATCGCCCAAATCCGCGCGCCCTTTACATATCGGGCAGGGGCTCCCCATTCGGACAGGTGTATCTGGATCATATTCAGGAACAATCACGTTTTCTATTGCGTACCCGCTCCCGCAGCAGATTTTACACACGCCCTTCTCGTTTGAGGCGTTCCCATACTTCCTGTATATCCGAGATGCGCTCCGGATCTTCCTCTGGGTTTTGTATTGTTTCTGTTCCATTCTTGTCTGTTCCTTTCTCCGAACTGCTCAACTGTTCCTTCTGGCTACGAATCAACCAACCGTTTATAAACTTTTCTATTCCCCTTCGGGTCTTGCGTTTCGTTGGGTTTGCATCGCACCATGAAGCCATGCGATAAAGTTCACGCTCTACGTCAAGCTCTGGATATGCTTGTTTCCACATTGCCAGTTTTTCCGCTGATACGTCATAGAATGATCCATCATTCAGAATCATATATATTCCCGTTTCACTATCTGAGGTCCGCACAGAAGGGAGTATATTATCCTTATTTATATTATCCTTATTTAACTCTATACTATCTTTACCTAACCTATCCTCGGTATGACTTACGGCTGGCAACTGGTTGTCATGTGGTTGACAACTGCCGCCCAAATAGTAAACACCGTTATTTATATTCAAAATTCTCAAAAGCTCCGGGAATCGTGTATCGCGCTTTCTATCCGGTCTAATCCAATTATTTACAGACCAGTCAGCAATTACTATAACACCATTTTCAAACGGAATTATGTATCCGCATGAAGCTAAATGTTTCAAATCTCCCTCAGTGCATCCCACCGCCCTTTGTACCTTCTTTGGGGATGCTATAAAGCCGTCATCGTCAGCCTCCATCCACAAGTGAAAATATAATGCCTGTGATGTCAACGGCATATTTAAAAACTTGTCCGTTTCAACCACGTCCTTCGAAAACATTCGTCTATTTGCCATTGTTCGCCCTTTCTCCTGCTGCCTGCTCCGCATCTTTCCGCCGCTGCTCTTCCATCAACTTGAATCCGTGCTCTCTGATTGCGGCTCTTAGTTCATGCTCCAGCGTGTACTCAAACGGATACTGATTTTTTTCACTATTAACCTCTCGCAAATATACCCACAGCATTGTCTCTGGTATATCAAACTCAAGTCCGATCTTTACCATCATGTCGTGTTATACCTCCTTTACTGTCTCGGATCACCGTTGTTAAGATATTCAACCAGCTTTTCAAAGTTAATCAGATACCGACATCCCGCCGTGATATACACGATCTTCTTTTCCAAGCATAAGCACCGCAGCCGGTTGTACGAAATTCCGGTCTTTTCAGATGCTTCCTTGATTGTAACCATAGTTGGTACTGTCATATTCCTGTTTCTCCTTTCTGATGCCCTCTGTGCATCCCAGACGCCCCAGCCCGGATTGTCTTTAATCTTCGATAATTTCGGTTACATCCACGCCCAGAGCGCGGGCGATCTTTCCGGCCGTCTCCGGGCGCACCTCTTTACCAGGGCGCAAGGCCCCCAGCAACGTTCCACGCGGAATCCCAGCAGCTACAAGCTCTTTCGGGCCCATGCAGGCTTTCGCTCTTGCAAGCAGATATTTTTCTTTGTTGATTTTCATTTTCTCACCTCCAAAAAAACAATCAAATGTTTGTTACACTCAAACATTATCACATTCTTTTGATTGTGTCAAGCGTATTTCAACGTGCTTTTGATTGTTTTATACTTGTTTATGTGTTATATTAAAAGTGAGGAGGTGATGATTTTGACCACAGGAGAATGCATCAAAAAAAGAAGAACTGAATGCGGCTTATCTCAAAAAGAACTGGGGCATTTAATAGGCGTATCTCAACAAATGGTTGCCCAATATGAAAATAATCTTAGAAACCCCAAAATAGAAACCTTAGAAAAAATTGCTAACGCATTAAACTGCACAATTGCTGATTTAGCTGAAACCGTTTATGAAGAAAAAAATATTCGAATCCCTTTTACATTTACTCGTAACGAAGACCCTTTTTACGAGAGAAAAGAAGTCTTTTTAGAAAAGCTTCTATCTCTATACACCAAAGCTCGGGACAATGCAAAAGAGGAGGTTGTTTTTTTAACTGCAGAAATACAAGACTTAGACGAGCGTATCGAAAAACTTGAAAAAAAGCTTCGAGAAAAACCAGATACAACCGATCCGGATCACAAATAAATCTGACCGAACGAATCGTTCTGCACTTCCTCTGTTTGTCCCAGACGCCCCAGCCCGGCAGGAACAAAAAGGAGAGTAAACGATGGCATCAATTAAAAAAACAGGCGAAAACGCCTATCAAATCGTTGTGAGCTGTGGATATAACAGCATCGGCAAGAAGATCCGCCGGAAAATCACTTACAAGCCGGAGCTGTTGACGGCTAAGGGAAACCCCAAAAGCGCGGCATCTATCGAAAAAGACGTTGCCGCATTTGCCGCCGATTTCGAGCGCAAGGTATTAACAGGTCAGTACACAGACGGGCATATTATGACGTTTGAGAAATACGCCGCCAAATATCTGGCAGAATACGCCGAAGAGAACCAGGCACCGCGAACGCTGCAATCTACAGAATCAGCTATCAAGGAATTTATAAGCGCGTTCGGGTATATGACATTGGAAAACCTCACGCCGCTCTATTTACAGGAATATGTGAATGCGCTGTTGAAACGTAAAAAGGCAGACGGATCCGGGGAAACGCTTTCATGCGGTACCGTCAAACGCAAGGCTGCCGTTCTGTCTGCCATGCTCTCGCAGGCTATCCGCTGGAATCTTCTATCCGCGAACCCGATGGAGCGCGTACAGATAAAAGCACCAGACACACCGGAGGATGAGAAGATCGTGTTCTTCTCACAGCCGGAAGCCGAACGCTTCCTTGAAGCCCTGGAGAATCCCGCCTATTATACCGCATCTGGTAGGCTGGCGCGACCACTCGACACACCAGCGCAGCGCCTCGATGATCTCCGGGCGAACCGGCGCAGCATGACACAATATAAATTTCTCTTTTACCTGGCAATCTTTACCGGATGCAGGCGCGGGGAACTTGTCGCCCTCACATGGGACGATCTGGACTTTACGAACGCGACTATCAGCATAGTGAAAAGCGTTTGCCGTGTAAAGAAAGAAATCATCGTAAAGAGTACCAAAACAAAAAAATCTGCCCGCACTATCTCACTTCCAGAGATCGTTATCTCCCTTGCACAGGAATGGAAGAAGGAACAGGAATATTACAGGCTTTCGATTGGCTCCCAATGGAGAGACGGTGGATATATCTTTACCCGCTGGAATGGGAAAATGATGGGACTTGAAACACCTTACCAGATTTTACACCGTGTTATAAACAATTACAACGCCACGCAGGCAGACGAAAGCGCCCTGCTGCCGCTTATTCCTCTGCACGGACTCCGGCACACCGCCGCCACTCTGCTGATCGGCTCAAACGTCAATATCCGCACGGTTGCAAGCCGTCTAGGACATTCTGACGTAACAACAACACTAAATATTTACAGTCACGCCTTGAAAGAACTAGATCGAAAAGCCTCTGACGCTCTGGCTGATACCTTATCCAAAAAGGCTAATACAAAAAATTCAGTCCCCGAATAG